TGTGAAAAATAAGTCTCTACAAACATATAAGGCCTTTTAGCCAGCGTCTTCTTTCAGGTCAGTCGCTGGCTCTTTTTTTATTATGCTGCCGGTGCATTTATCTCCAGCACCAGACTTTCTATCTCAACGCCATACGCTGCATTTTTTGTAACATCCGTCAGCGTCAGCGCATTCAGTCCCAGTGTCAGACTGTCTTTTATAACCTGGAATGCCGGGCCAGCCACTCCATTCAGTTTCGGAGTAACCGTGGCACTGCCGGCGGTGAACACCAGCTCCAGCGTCTGCCAGTCGTTACCGTAATCGCCGAACTCCCCCAGCTTCGTGTTTCCGGCTTTCCTGTGATGCATCAGATTCACTCTGCCGTCAGTGGTCTGAGTGAAGTACGACATCAGGAACGGATTACCGGTACCCGTCATCGCCACACCATCAGGAACGGGAGCATCCGTATACAGATAAATCCCCAGCCCGAACTGATTGTTGGTCAGTGCGCCTGACAGGCGGAACTTACAGGTCAGTCTGCCGCCCTGTGTCAGCAGGGTAATTGCGTCATCCACCGGATGCGTCAGGGACCAGGTTTTATTGCTCTGCTTGGTGATCTTAAATACACCATCTGACAACTGAATTCCGCCATCCTTAATGCTCCAGCCCTGCGCAGCAGCCTCTCCGGCTGCCGGCAGCAGGGAGATTGTGCGAACGGACGTATCTGCAGACGGACCCGATGGCGTGTTGCCGCCGGGCGAGGGTTTGATTTCCGGTGCCTTACCACTGATGAAGGCTGAGGTGCGCCCGGCTGCGTTCAGAATAGCGGTTGCCAGACGATCCGGAATAATGCTCCTGCGCGCCCATGAACTGAAATGTGTCGGGCGGTTTGATGATACCTGGTTTCCATTCGTTCTCGATGCCGCACCGTAATATCCTGATGCCGGAATATCCGGATCTTCTGCCGGCGCGTTAGTGGCGGTATTGACGCCGTTACCGTCTGTCATGAAGGGCACAAAATAAACGCCCTCACTCTCCCTGTTTTTATACCCGCCGTACACGGTGTCGTACTGGGTAGCGTATGTATTTTTCCAGTAATACGTCGTGTCACCACAAATCCACGGCACATTTACAGCACTGCCACCATGACACTGCGCGTTAAACACAGTGAGGTCAGCACGAAACTGCTTCAGCATGGCTGTAAACAGCGCAGGTTGCTGTGCGTAGGTGGCGGCGCTCATGTCAAACTCTCCCTGCATCCAGCACACCGCCAGCAACACATTTTTCGGGTTCTTCTGTAATGCAGCTTTAGTGCGCGCAATCAGGTCCTGATATAACGGTTTACCCACACCCCAGCGCGCCGAATCCTGGCTGGCCCCCGTGTCCGCACTGAATGTCCCCTCCGCGCCCTGGGTGAATGCCGAACCACCACGACAGCATGGTGCCAGCAGGATCCCCGCGTTATTCGGGATATACGGAAGCAGTTTTTTGGCAATATGTAAGCCCTGGCCGACACAGCCGTACTGCCCTTTGCTCAGGTCTGCCTTCGGATGATTCAGCGTACTCATATCCTGCACATCATGCAGGCAGTGGTCGGCCGGAATAATATCGTTATATCTGCAGGCAGCCCCACCCGGCGTCACTGTACTGCGGCGCGCCAGCTGTTTAATGCGCGGATCCGGAGCATCGTATGAATCCGGCAGCGGAAGCCCTTCACCGTAAGCCATGGCATTGGACTGCCCGGCCAGTACGATGACGTAGTACCAATCCGGCTCAGTTGCACCACTGACCACCACATCACCTTCTGCTGTAATCGCCTGCATCAGGGTATAAGGGGTTATGGCCACCGGACTACCAAACGGCTGCCAGCCCTCTTTCAGTTTGTGTGTCAGCTTTTCCGCAAGGTCTGACGGCGACGCCGCCCTGACAACATCATAATGTTTAAATGTCATTATTCCTCCCGGCCGGGATAGTGTATTAAATCAGATATGGAGTGGGCTGTAGTCCGGAAGCCTGAATGACACACGGGGACTACAGCCCAAGAAATGAAGAAGGCCACGCAGTTGCGCAGCCTGATAAACCCTGGTTAAAATCCACACGATAACAACACAACAATATCAGTATCTCATGCTATTGCCCGAACCCATTCGGGCATTTTTTACCCATAAAAAATGCCCCTCCGGAGAGGGGCATTTTTGCATGCACATTCTTTTTCTTGCATGGTGCCGGGTGCCTCCCGGTGAATTCAGTATCAGCACCTGAATCCGCGATTATCACATATACCTACTTGCTGATTGCCCCTCCGCACAGGGGGATTCACCATGCAGTAGTATTTTTAATAAACAGCAAATAAAAAAATCAAGCATTATGCAGGCTGTTTCTTTTTATCACCGGCTACAGCAATACCACAATGCCGCAGACCAGCACCCCATCCGCCAGCACCGACATGATTCTGCTGGTGAAATCCACCATCACCACCAGAAACAGCAGGAGTGCAGCCACAGCCAGGCGCAGTTTTACCGTCACAGGTGATTCTCCAGACGAAGACCCAGAACACCGGCAATCTCTTCCAGCACCTTGCGCTCTTCCGGCTCAATTTCGCCGTCTGCCTCCGCAATGGCCACCGCCACATCCAGCACATCTTCCGCTTCACGCGTATCGTGTTTCACATCCTCGATCTCACGTAACGCCGCACGACGACCAGTTTTAAAGTTCGTATCCAGCTGACCGATAATGGTTGCGCTAATCGCATTAATTTCTGACGTAAACGCGGACAGCGCAGGCTGATTACGCAGTACCTGTTCGATCTTCGCTTTCTAGGAAGCCTCACATTCACCATCTGCACAGGCCACCAGGTAGGCAGCATTAATAACCGCCTGTGCCAGATCGCGTTTCTCAAACTTTCCTTTTTCCGGTTAACGTGACACACCAATAACTCTTGTCGAAAAAGCCAGCAAGCTGAAAGACCGGTATTCACAACCACCAGCGCGTTTACTGTACTGGCGTGATTTCAGTCATAAAAAAACCCGCCTGGCGACGGGTGTAAAAAATCTTCTAACGTCAGGCATAAAACGCCCATCGTTAGGGCAAATTTACCACAAATTCGGGAAAAATCAACAAAGCTATCTGGTCACCTTTTTCAGTTGTTGTTCTGCCCATGCTTCTTCAATATCAAACTGCACCACCAGCGTATCGTAAAAACGTTTAACTGTTTTTTTCCATGTATCAAGAGATATGGCATCGGTTACATTACATATGGCATTAAATGCCTCCGTTGAAGGTAATCTTTCATAGCCACGACCACCACAACGCTGGCAGTCTCTGATAACAGGCATACCACGTTTTACCGACTCTTCACGATGAATGGCAACACCGCGCCCACGACAATCTTTACAGGCAGTGGATACCTCTCCCTTCCCTCCACACTCCGGACAGGCAACTTTTACCACCTCCCTGACTTTTTTCCATTCCTCCCAGTAAGACGGATACACGCCTTTTGTGCACTTTGCCCACACTGGCGGCTTACCATCCGGATACTGGATCTTGTTTGTAAAAACCTCGCTTTCAATAAATTTTTTTCCGTGACAACAGGGGCACTGTTTTTTGCTCGCCGCGCTACGGGCATAATCTTCAAACGCATACGAAGCCATAATACGCATCACTGCCGGTTTTATTTCTGCCGGGAGTTTTCTTAACGCCGCCACGCGATCACACCGACTGAGTGCATATTCTGTCAGCAATTCTGTTGCCCGCTCTCTGTCATTCATACTAATGCCCATTTTCCCAAGGAACGCAGAAAACCCCATCTCAGCCCAATTCTGTGTCATGCCCTGCGCGGCCATCACATCAGTGATACTCAGCGTATCTTTCGACGTTGAGGCCGATGCATCAGTCAGGCCGAGGGATTTTGGGGAGTAGTATTTCGGTAAATCTTCCAGTTTCATTTTTTGACCTGCCCTTCAAGCATTATGGGGTAAATCTTCACCCCCAGACGTCCACCAGATACTGGCTGACCACGAACGATATTGATTTCATCAAACTGCTCATCGTCCATTAACACTCCCGCATGCGTCAGCGCATCCAGCGGTGCTTTCAGGATATTGTCCAGGTCGCGACGACGCTTATCCGGTGGCTCTGCAATCACCTTTATCGCCAGCCTTCCGGACAGGATTAATTTCAGCCGCTGCTGGCGAACAATAAGCGCCACAGCCCGGCGATAACGCTTTCCCTCCTCCGAGATAAAATATGTGCTGCCACGACGTCGCCAGTAGGTGTTCACCGTTGGCGGGTAAGGTAAAACCAAATCTATGAGCATCAGTCACCTCTTTTACCCAAGCACGCCAGTTGCAAAGGCGTGATCAAGAAAACGAAAAATTAAATCAACCTGAGAGCCATGCTTTTCTTCGAACGCCAGCGGATCCGCATGAAGCTCGTTGTGATGCTCCCGACACAGCGGTAGCGTGAAAATATCGTGAGATTTTGTCCCCATTCCGCCCTGACCATGACCAATCAGGTGATGGGGATCGTCGGCTGGCTTACCACAACACGCACACGGCTGAGTCTTCACCCAGCGTGTGTATTTCTCGTTAACCCAGCGGCGACGTTTAGGTCGTTTCATGAAAGATTCCGGAGGCTCAGGATCAACGGCAATGCTGACCACCGTCTTTTCCTGTGGTGGGTTCTGTTGCTGGTGGGCGTGAGGCAGCGGCGCAAGATTTTTTGTGCGCTGTTTCAGTATGCTGATGGCGGTCTGCTCTCCCGGTACGATGTCGCTTTCGCGGTACAAGGGGCGGATTTTTTCCGCACGTAACCCCAGAGAACGACGTAATACTGCCTCCGGAAGCGCGTCCGCCACCTGATTGCAGACCGCCCACCAGGATAATTCAGCCAGAGATAATTCACGCTCCTGCGTACCGCTTATTGCGTGACCGATGACGTCAATCATCCATGCTGACAGGTTTTGATGAGCAAGTTGCTCGAGTGATTCGGATGTCTGGTCACGCAGCTGGTTGTCGCAGTGCCAGCACAACACCATTGCGCCGGTACCATAACGGTGAATGACGGTTTCGCTGTGATGATAATCGCCGTGTGGCCACTGGCAGGATTTAATATGGCGCAACAGCCAGTCAGACAATGCACCAGCACCACCAGCAGCACGAATCACCCGTGCGTTACTGAAAAACGGCAGCAATGTTTTGTCTTCCACTAGCGGCTGGTGAACGGCAGGAACAACCCCGGACGGCAGATTACGCATGCTTTTCGGTTCCGGCTCCACCAGTACCCGGGTATTGTGGAATACCGGCATGGATTCACGGCCCGGCTTAACGATCACCAGCCCGAGTTCCGGTACCAGAACAGGTCGAAGTAATACCCGCACGTTACCTCCAGATGCGTTGCTGGAATGTGCGGGACGGACGCGGTGGGCGCTCGGAGTAAGGAAGCCTGACGGAGATTATCCAGTGACGATAATCGAGGCTGAGGGCTTTCTTAATCTCGTATCCGTGTCTGCGGTAGCACTGAATTAGCCACTCGGCCTGTTCTTCAGTGCATGGGGGATGCTGGAACCAGTCAGATTTGAAAGTGCGGGAACGCCGCCCGTGCCTGCTGGCAAAGACGGCAGAATCATCAGAATTGTAAAATTTGGTATCGTGCGCCATCGGTTGTCTCTGCTGGCGCAGCAGGTGCCAGTTGTTCAGGCTGACGGACGAATTGTAAACCAGAACGACCAGGAAAAAACAAAACCCGCCGAAGCGGGTTAAGTGCGGGTGCGTTGAGGATGCCTGACACATCAGAGGTGGCGAGGGATTTCTCCCCCGCCAGGTCTCTTACTCCTCAGGTTCGTAAGCTGTGAAGACAGCGACCTCCGTCTGGCCGGTTCGGATTCGTACCTCGCAGAGGTCTTTCCTCGTTACCAGTGCCGTCACTATGACGGTTAAACAGATGACGATCAGGGCGATTAACATCGCCTTTTGCTGCTTCATAGCCTGCTTCTCCTTGCCTTTCGGCACGTAAGAGG